CAATAGCAATAATTACTTTTAAATCAGGATCATTAGCTGCAATAATCTTATCTAAAAATGTAGCAATTTGGTTACGGCAATCTTCTACTGTTTCTACTGGATAGTATTTTAAACGCTTAGGGTCAATACCAACCCCCTCAGCAGACTGTTTGTCCACAGCTGCCTCTGTATCCCATACAGCAGCGAAATAACCCTTCTTTTGTGCATTAGCAATGATCTTATTAACAATGAGCGTCTTACCTGCACCGGAAGGACCAGAAAAACCAGTAACCCTGCCAACAGGAATACCTTTATATAAAGATCCAGAAAATATAGCATTAAGCGCATAAGAACCTGTATCAATCCAATCGTTTACTATAGACAATGAATTATCATCTGAAAGCAGAGACGCATCTGCATTTAATGCGTCTACTGCTTCAAAAATATCTTTCATTGACGAAGCTTTCGTTTCGTCGTTATTATCCTCTGTACGTGGTTTACGTGCCATGTTACTTAGTTTCGTCGTCAAACAATTTAACTACAGGTGTATTAGCATTAACAGCTGCAGTAGTAAACATTTGCGTATATTGTAATACAAGATTACTTTCAAGTTCTACATTGCTTGTAACAATAGAAGACTTTGCATAAGTCCAATTAGCAAATACATCTCTGTTAGCTGTAAATTCTCTAAAAAACACAGGGTAAAGTTGTACTTGTAATTTCTTGTCAGGTGTAGGTGTTACGTTAAGAATACAAGGCTTTGTTACAGTCAGTGTATTCTTATCTTCATCTACTACCGTAGCAATAATTGTGCGTTGAATATTATCTAAATATACTATTAGTTTGTCTTGGCTCATATGTTTATATTAATATAGTTTCTGTTTTAATCAAGGTTATTGACGAGGAAACTTGAAATAAGGTGTACCTGGATCAATTAAATGCTGGTCAAGTAGTTCTTTCTTAGAAGCACGAGTAGGAACAATATCCCAACCACCACGTCTTGCGTAAAAACAAGTTACCATTAACTCTTCTGGTTCTAATAAGTCCCAAAGGCGTTTATATGCGGCCTCACAAATCTCTTCATGAAAATGACACTCATTACGAAATGATACAATCCACTCTAAAAGAGATTGCTCTGTTACTTCTTTACCCGCTTTATAGTAAATAAAAATATCTCCTGAATCTGGTTGCTTAGTAATTTTACAGTTAGAGCGTAATAAAGTACTCATATAAAAATGCTGTTTAGTGATTTCAGCTTCATTAGCTACTAATAAATCAGCGTTTTCATTAAAAACAGTAAACTTAATACTCTCTGCACTTTTAATTTTTTCTAAAGGAATCCATAAACCTGGGTCATAATCTCTCATCCAAACCTCTCTTAATGGAAAATCTTTTGACTGTATTTGAGAGAATAAGAAAACTTCTACAGTAGTCTCTAATAATGAAGAAAGATCTTTAGAAGCAGTCTCTTTAATATTTTTAAGTACTTCTTCAGTATTTTTACCCATAGGTTGCATATTGAACGAATTCCAATATAGTTTCATTGATTTAGACTCAACAATGTATGGATTAGTAGCAGGGTAAACTACTTTAGCAACACATGTAACAGGTAAGCCGTTATCAGTTAATGCGCTGCACTCGTATCCATTCCAAATATCATAGCCTATAAAAGGTAAGCTATCATTATTTAAATCTAGATGAGTGCGGTTACGTTGGCGCTCTTCTCGCACCAAAATTTCAGGTGTATAGGTACTTGGTGAATCTACTCTCTGACCAAGTACTTTGTCAATGTTATTAGTATTATAGCTCATTTGAAAAGTCTTTTTTTATTGTATCACTTACAGTTTTAATTCTTTCTTCTACTGAACCTAGTACATATACAAGTTTATTTGCAGGCATCGTATGATGTTTAATATAAAAGTCGAATTGCTTTACAACCCCATCAAAAAAATCTTTATCTGTACTTCTCTCTCCATCATTTTTAATTTCAAGTTCAGGTACTACGTAAAAAATTCTATCATACGTTTTTAATAACTCTTCGTAAATAATTAAAGCTGCTTGATATATTTCTTTATTAACCTGTCCTTTTTCATAAAAATAAGAAGTATAAGCTATACCATCTAAAGCACCTCTATCTAAGATCCAATTACCTGGGGTTAAACCATATTCTAAATGTCTAGACATAACTAAGTATTGAGTTAACGAATTACCTTGTTCATTAATAGAAATGTTTAATTCTTTTAATCCCCTAGTTAAATTAGTTCTAAAACTAAAATGATGTTCATCTATAAATAGATCATCCTTTAAAGCTTTTACTAAAGTTGTTTTACCTTGCGAATGAGCGCCACAAATTGCAGCTTTATAGTTTGTTCTCATAGTTTATTATTTAATAGTCTTTTGCGCATAAAGCCAGCCCAATTTTCAATAGCTAAGTCATGCAACGCTTTAATATAATGATCCAGACTATTAAAAGAAGCGTAAATATTGTGGCTATAGAATTCTTTCTCTGACACCACTTTACCTGCATCTACTTCAGGTATTACTTCGTGAATAACATGCCCGTGTTGATAGTAAGGCCTTTCAGCATGATTGAACCACACTTTAGCTTGTGGGTCTTTACCTTTTAATTCAGGAAATTTAGTTATAAGCCCTGGATGACCATTATAGAATCTATATTTACCGCATATTTCTGGTGGTACAATACGAAGATATCCGTGAAGAGTTATAATGTCAGCATAATATTTGATTGCTTCTTTATATTCTTCAATAGTTGGCTTTTTTGGTATAAAAATAAACTTATTAAAAGCTTTTTCTAAAAGATCGGGATTAATTTTATCTATATCTTCAAGACTTTTATTAGTTATAATTGCATCCGGAAATCTTCCTATTTTTTTAGATAGTTCATATATCTCAGATCCGCTCTGAGAAAAAAAAGCTTTCCATATTAAATCACGTCTCATATGTTTAGTCGATACCCTATTGTATTATCACTAAAAAAAATTACAAGCGTAAAGTCAACAATACCTTTAGATATTAGGTAAGGTTTAACCTCTGCAAGCTCTCTTACCGGGAGTTCACAATTACGAACACAATCCCAAAAACAATAATCAACGATATAGTTATTAGCTGCCAGTAGGTGGGGATAATTAGCATGAACGGAATTAGTTATAGCTTCTAGAGTGGTCATCCGTTAACATAATTTTTAAACTCAATTAAATTACTTGCAATAATTCTTTCTTGTATTGCATCTGGCACTACATCTAAAAGATCTACAAGCTTGGTAGATTCTTTCTTCCAGTTACCTATTGTATCAGTATATCTTACTCTTTTGATACCATGCACGATAGGAGATGATGTATCTAATGTTTCAATCCAGTTATAATCAGATCCTTGATAGAAACTAAACTCTCTAGGGTGTGCACACCCTAATAAATGATGAGGTTTATCTTTATTAATAATACCGTCATTCATTAATTGTGTTAGGGTCATCACTCTACCCATCATATAAGATACCCACTTGTTAGGGTGAGGAAATAATTTAAGGTAATAAGAATAATCAAATGAAATAGCTAACTTGTCTACATCAATTTCTTGATCCAAGGTTACGTAACACTTAACTAGTTCAGCATAAGTTTTACCCTGTACTACACCAATAGTTTTAGAGCTATTAACAAAGTCCCATTCTCTCCATAAACACTTTTTAGCAGATTCAATTGTACCATTACAATCTTCTAATACGTCAGGTATAATATACTCAGTAGGATTAAGCTTTTGAATCCACTTAGCATACTCTTTATGGTTAAAAGCAGTACCCAGCTCAAATATACTATTATCCAATAAGACATGTCTACCTGCTTTAAGACTATCTTGAAAAAACTTATAATATTCAGGATATTGGTCTAGCAAGTGTACTAAACAATAGTCGTAATCATTGTATGTACGAGAGATCTCGAGCATACTTAAGGGAGATTCGTGAGATATTTTAATCATGAGAATATATCGAATAGGTCTGTAGTTACTTCGTTAGTTAAATCTGGTAATCGCCAACCAATAGCTTCATATACAGCTAAGATAGGCGGTTTAATAAGTGTATTGAACATTTCAATATAATCAACTTGAAATTCATTAAATTCTGGAGGAAAGTCATAGGGAAAGCATAAAGTATCGATATTAAACTTATTAGGTGCAATATAAATCTTTTTTACTTTACCACCCGAGGTTATACGCTCGTATTTCTTTTCTAATTTTAAATGCTTTAACAGATGATTATACCATAGTGCGCCTTTGACATGATTCGGGGTGCCTGTACCAATTTTAAAACCATCTGCTTTGACTTCATACTTTTCTAAATCACTCAAACCACCTCTAATAGCAATTTCGTTAATGCCTATCATTTTAAATGCATCGTATACCTCTTTGTATAAACTATTTGCTTTTATTTGATCTTGACCTAATAAAGAGTTTTCAATTACCTTTTTAATTAACTCTTTAGCTTTTTTCGGTGTAGTAGATCTAGCTATTTCTACCCCAACATACTTAAATTTGTTAACATCTGCACCTTCATCGTTCATTACATGTATAATGTAACGTTTCTTTTGTAGATAAACCCCTACATCACAAATAGATTCTCGCTTAAAAAAATAACGAGGATCAACAGATTTGAATTCTCGGGCAGACCAGCGTTTAATTTCACTATTTAAATATGTACCAATTTCTTCATCGATTAACTTTATACCTTCAGAAGAAACTTTACCATTAACAAACAATTTTATTTTAAGTTTATCTATAATAGGTTGGATAGTAACGTGAGTACTATCAGTATCTCCATAAATATTTAAAGACTTTTCAACTCCGTATTTTTCTTTTGCATATGTATCAAGTATAATACCTGCTTGTTTGACAACTGACTGACCAGTAAGAGTAATACTACCAGCGTGGTCACTATCACATATAGGGCTGAATTTATTAGCAAAAACCCCGTAAATAGAGTTAAGAAGAATTTTAATAACGTGCTGAATTGTATCTGCTCGTTCCATATTAAACTTACACATTCTATACTCCTCAGAATCAGCAGTCAATTTACTTAATTTTTTCTTGTAATCTATATATTGATTCTTATTTCTTACTCGTTCACTATAAAGACTATCAATTAAGGAAGGTACTACCCCTTTCTTTTTTTGTGTGTACAACACCCCTGCCTTAGATATAGATAGCTTTTCAATATCAGCAAATTTGTCGAATTTTTCGTTAGGTATAGTCTTTTCAGTGCCACTAGCTAACAACAAAGTAGTATCAGTGTCAGTTTTACGTATAATTTTACCTATTTTAGTTTCAGGAGAAATATTAAGGGTAATAATAGTATTAGGATATAGAGAATTAGCATCATAACTAACTACAGCTGTTTTTAAACCTCTTTCAGGTTCTCTAACATACCCACCTTCAATTTCATCTCTAGTGGGGCCGGACACAAACGTAGGTATCACCATACCATGTTTATATGCTTCTAATGCAACACAACCAGTAACAATTTGTACTTTACCTAAAGCAGCTTCAAAACTAGTTAAACCTTTATAGGCTAACATACGGATAATCTTAAAGAATTGGAGTTTTTTCTCCATTTTTACTAAAAGATCAACGTCTTGAATATTA